CCTATCGTCGCGGAAGGCAAGTCCGATCGGCTCCTACTACCCGCGGCCGAGCCAATAGTCGAGCCGCCGCAGCCGAAGCCGGTGGCGATCGTTGCGCCCGCGGCCGAGCCGTCAATCGCGCTGCCGCCGAAGCCGCGCGCCGACCCTGTTTGCGGCCCGCGCGGGCGCACATGGTACGTCAAGGAAAACGGCTGGCGATATTGGAGGTGTGTGAGATGACCCCTAATCCATGGATCGTTGATCGTCACGGCGGGCGCTATTCTGATACCCGCAAGGTCCGCGCCACAGGGCCTGACGAAGCGTCAGTCCGGCCCGTCTTCGATAAGATCAAGCGCGACTTACGACAGGGGGAAGTGAGGTTGCTCGATCCGACCGGAAAGATCGTCGATCGGTGCTGGGCGCCGTGCGCCAGAGTTCATTTGGGTTGAATTCCAAATGACATGCAGGCACGCGCACTGGGAATCTGAGGCAGCGGTCGCAGATGGAATGTGCCCGATCTGCTTGGCGGCGGAGATCGAACGGTTGCGAGCGGTCCTGATGCAGATAGCCCACGGGAGGCGCGATAACGGTCGTCCGCTGGCGGCAGAAATGGCTCGGCAGAAAGCTCGCGAGGCGCTACCGGAGGGTAGTTGGTGATGAGCTACGCCAGCCTCATTGAGCCGTTACGAGCCGAACGCGATGACCTGCTGAAGGCCAACGCGCTGTTGCACGCGCTTATCGGCAACCGCGAGGCCGAGATCGAAAGGCTGCGAGCGGCGCTTAAGGGGGCCATTGAAGCAATCGAGCGTGGGTCCACGACGGCTCCGGTTCTGGAATGCCTGCGCTCCGCCTTGGAGCAGAAATCCCCATGACCCACGTCACATTGGAGGTGCAATCGATGAGCAAGCAAACCAACGGCAAAGAGCGCGCTGTTCTCGTCACCACCGCACATCGCGGGGTTTTCTTCGGATTCGCGACCGCCACCGATGGCACGACGATCAAATTGCGCGGAGCCCGCAACTGCATCTATTGGTCATCCGACGTTCGGGGATTTCTTGGTCTCGCATCGACCGGCCCGACCAAAAGCTGCAAGGTGGGACCGTCGGCGAATATCGAGCTGCGCGACATCACCTGTGTTGCCGAGTGCTCTGCGGAGGCTGCGGCTGCGTGGAATTCAGCGCCCTGGTCGAAGTGATGATCCCAATGATGAAACTCCTGCGAGGCGAGCAGCCGATCTGGATCGGCGACGGCTACGGCTCCGGCTCCGGCTCCGGCTACGGCTACGGCGACGGCTCCGGCTCCGGCGACGGCTCCGGCTACGGCTACGGCTACGGCTCCGGCTACGGCTACGGCGACGGCTCCGGCTACGGCTCCGGCTACGGAGAATATTGGCGGGCTACAATCGACGTATTTGCGTCCAAGTGGCCAGACAATTTGCGAGCGCGCCTCATTACGCTCAGAGAAGCAGGAGCGACAATTGCATTTTGGCGGTCGAGCCCCGAAGGACTCGCGTGCAACGGTGGTGCCAAGGTTGAGCCTGCCGCGCCAGGAGTGATCCACACCACACCAGGACCGCTCTTGCTTTGTAATCGCGGAACGCTCCACGCGACGCTGCTCCCATCAAAATGGTCGGGAGAGCGTTGGTGGATTGTCGCTCTCACCGGCGAGATCATCGGCGACGAAGAAAAATACGGCGCATTGAGCCGTGAAATTATAGGAGAGGTAATATGAGCGATATTATCCAGGCCCCGCGCGCCCGTGACCCGCTGGCGCTCGCCGGCGTCACTGTTCAAGCTGTCGATCAAATCGGCGAGTCGGCCGCGCACGAGATCGAGGAAGCGGCAGCGGCGGTCGAGCTGGCCGCGGGCGAGATCGGCACGAAGCTGCGCAAGCTCGCCGCCGCCGTGCGCGAGCACAGCAAGATCGCCGGCGAGCAGGTCGCCGACTTCGTCAACCGGTCGACCAGCGTCATAGAGACAATCCGCGCGTTGCAGGAGCGCCTCGACGCCGGCGAGCCGAAGAAGGGAAACGGCAGCGCTATCTAACCGCGGTGGAGAGCCAATCCGATCAACATCAAAATGCCAGCGGTGTTCGCGGTCAATATCCACGTATGCAGGCGCAGCGTAGACTCTATATTCGCTGCCCTGCTCTCGTATCCCGCCGCCTCTTCAGCAGCCTCTCGCGCCTTGTCGTCCGGCACGTTGCCGGCCCGCAAGGCGTCGTAGAGCTTCGCCATCATGATAGCCATTTTCAAACTCCGGTGGTGAGCGCGACGACGTTGTCCACGAGCACCGCGCGGCGCGGCCGCCCAATTCGGTTGCCGGCGAGCTGCAGGACATGCGCGGCCCACCGCTCGAGCGCGGCGCGGCGCTGATCGAGATAGAGGGCCTTGTTGTAAACGCCGCCCACGCCGCTCTTATGGCCGCCGACGTGGCCGAGGATCGTTTCCACGATATGGGGCGGCACGTCGAAGCGCTCATGCAAGGCGGTCGATATCGAGCGCCGAAAGTCGTGCAGGCGCCAGGGCGCGAGGGCGGGGCCGAGCTTGGCGTCGAGCTGTTTTTTCGCCTTGGCGAAACCGGAGAACGGGCCGTCACCGTAGCCGAACACCAGATCCCGATCTGGCCGTTGTTGCAGCCTGGCCGCGAGGATGGCGCGCGCGGGCGCCGAGAGCGGAATGACATGCTCGCGGCTGTTCTTGACGCGGGCCGGCGGCAGGGTGATGAGCGCCGCCCCGATATCGATCTCGCCGTGCCGCAGGCTGGCGATCTCGTCGCGCCGGGCGCCGGTGAGGATGAGCAGCCGGACGATGGCCGCATAGTCGGCGTCCACATCCTCGCCGTCGAGCGCGCGCCAGATGGCGCCGAGCTCGGGATCGCTGACGGCGTGGTCGCGGACGACGGGCTCGCGCGGCGGATTCGTGAAAGCAACCGGGTTGCTCTCGATCAGCCCTTCCCGGCAGGCCCACATGAAGAACGCGGACCAGGATGCGCGCGCCCGGGTGGCCTCGCCCGAGCCGTTGGACGTGCTGAGCTCGGTGAGGCGCCGGGCGATCATGGCGCGGGTCACGGCGGTGATCGGTTCGCGGTGCAGCGGCAGCAGGCACTTGTTGAGGTGGCGGGTGGTCTCGCGCACGGTCTTCGGCTTAAGCCGCGGCGATTTCCAAACGAGATACCGCGGCAGCAGGGCGCCGATCGTCGTGGCCGCCGCGGCGCGGGTGCTGGTCTTGTCGCCAGCCGGGTCGCCGCCGAGCTGGCGCGCCGCCATGATGTCCTTGGCCTTCGCGCGCGCCGCGGCCGCGGGGACGACCGTCGGCGAGCCCAGCGATATCTTCCGCGCGCGGCCGTGGACCTCGTACATGACGGTCCAGGTCCGGGCGCCGCCGGCGCGGACACGCAGGCCGAAGCCAGGGATGTCCTCGTCCCAGAACGTCGTGTCGGTCTTGTCGGCTGGGCAGGCCAGGGTGCGGATCGTTTTGTCGGAGAGCTTCATTCGTAAGAGCCTTTGTGTGTTTCTGGGTAGGGCATGGGTAGGGTTTAGCTCAGATATTGGCTTCCATCCATTTCCATTGGCTTCAACGCTAGTGGGCGAGTAGTCCTTGATACATCGATCTTTCTTGCATCATGTTTCCAAGCATAGCAATTCCTCGCCATGCATTGCAAGCGTCATATTCCCAGAAGCTATGTGCGTATTCGCGGCTGAGATATGTCTAATATAGACAATATCTCATATACTTAGCCAATAACGCCCTACCCAGGAAAAGCGCCTGGGTAGGGCCTGGGTAGGGTTTTTGCGCAGATGGGCGCGATAGAGGCGCCGGGTAGGGACGGCTGAAGCTGACTCGCCCAGCGCCCACAGCCAGCCGCCCGTGCGCGTTCCGGACGCGCCCGCTACCCACGCCGGCCCGGGCGGCATGGGCGCACCACGGGCCAGCCTAGAGCCCGTTCTCGTCGAATCGCTCTGACACCTTCGGCGCGCTACTGCGGCCGAGGATAAATTCCACATCGATCACATCCCCGTCGCGCAGCTCGTCCCAATGCTGTCGGATGTGGTCGTGGGCTACCCTGTGGGTCATCGAACGCCAATCGTACGGGTCATAGGAAACGCCGCGACACTGAGCATCGATCATGATCACGATTGGGTCGCCCGGATCGCACGAGTAGCCGTCGCGCCGCAAGAGGTATCGCTGTCCTTCGTTGTCGGGCAGCGGCCGAATGCACATCACCGGGATAAAGGTCCCGGCGTCCCGAATTTCCAGCATTTTGACCAGCATCATTTAAGTTTCCTCGCTCTCGGCCAGGACCGCCACCGTGATGACGTCTGCGATGAGGCAGCGGCAAACGCGCGCGGCACACCGATACCGGCATTCCCCGTCGGGGGCGTGCGGGCAACGCAAGGGCCACGCGCCGTCGGCGGGCTCAGCTCTGGTCGTCGGGTGGTCGCGCTGTGGCATGATCCCCCCACAGCTTCGGCCGGATGCGCGGCATGGGCGTCGCCCGCACGAGCGGCGGGCCAGCCTCCGCCGGGTCCACGCGCAAGTCCTTCATTTTGCAGCGCAGCGCGCGCGCCAGCAGCTCAAGCACCTCGACCGTGATCCACCTATCACCCCTCTCCATACGGTAGATGGCGTGCTTGCTGAACCCGATCGCCTGGCCGAGCGCGGCCTGCGTCATGAAGCGATGCTCGCGAATCTGCTTAATCCGCTTGCCGAGAACCTGTCTTCTGCTGATTACCTGGTCCATCACCGTCGCTCCTCTTGAGTTAAGTTGCGTGTGATTGATCCCCAGTATTTCTCTCCCGGCCGTCGTTATCGCCCCGATCCAATATGAAGCCAGGATGACACTCATTGCCACCAAAACGTGTAGCTATATGACTCACGTTTCCTCTTATAGCCGCCGCCGCTAGCGGCTCGCCCGGCGCCCGCCATCCACGGGCTGTGTCAATTATGATTCCTTTTCGCGAATTTCACGTTAATTTGACCCCTAATTTGTTAGGGGCGTATACCTGAATGTTCGAACGGTACGATGGGGTTGCAATGCCCCATAGACCAAAGCGCGCGCGCCCTCCTTCGATGAAACTGACAGCACGCCAACGGCGTGTCCTGTGCCTCATCGCAAACGGCAAAACGGCCAAGAGCATCGCTCGCGAACTCGGCGTGTCCGAGACCACCGTCCTCGATCATATCGAGCGCATTAAAAAACATCTCGGAGCCACCAACCGGCCCAATGCCGTCGCGATCGCCATATGGAAAGGGCTGCTGAACAACCACCGGAATTCCAAGCCGAAGAAATAAAAAAAGCCCCGCAAGGCGGGGCCAAGTCATGGGGGGTAACAATCCTTACCTTATCGACAATTTCTCGTAAGGGAAAATGACTTCAACCTCGTCGTCCGTTTGAATGCCGAGCGACTCCATCAATCCGGGGCTGATGTCGGCGACACGCCCGGTATCCTCGTGCGGTCCCCAGTCACTTGGGAAGGCGGTGAGCGCCCGGCCGGTCGGCAGCGCGCGCACGAGCGCGACCTGCTCGAGCAGCATGGCCCGCGGCGTGACATCGTAATCCCAGCGGCAGGCGATGTAATGGGCGTGCGGATCGAGCCGTCGCGCCAGCCCGGTCGTGCCCGGAGGCTGCGCCGGAAGGAACAGATGCGGCGCGTCCTCGACCTCGTCGATGAACGCCAGCCCCTCGTCCGGCTCAACGCCCTTGTCGTTTGGTCCGCCGAACCACGAAACCTTGCCGCACACCGACGCTTCCGGCAGCGGCAGCGTCTCGCCGCCGGCCAGGACGCTCGCAATGGCGCGGCAGATTGCGTCGTATTCCTCGGCGTAGATTGTCGCGTCGGCCTCGCTGTCCACGAAGCACGTCTCAATCAGGATCGCCGGCATCTCGGTGTTGTTGAGAAAATAGAGGTCAGTGCGCTTCTTTGGGCCGCGGTTGACGAACCCGCACGCGGCGATCGCCGCCGCCACCTGGCCGGCGAGCGCATTCTGCGTCACGTACAGCACCTCGACGCCCATCGGCTTTGCGGTCTCGACGTAGGCGTTGAAATGCACCGAGATGTCGAGCTCGCGCTGCTGCGAGTTGTGCGCCTCGACGATGGTTCTGAGGTTTTCATCCTGCGATCGGGACGTGTCATCGTGGAAAACTTGCACGTTCACGCCGCGGTCGCGCAGCCGGTCGGCGAGCCGGTTGACCACATTGCGGGCTTCCTCGACCTCGTCGAGCAACCCGCTCGCGCCGCGGACATACTTACCGTGGCCGGATGAAATGACGATGCGACCGTAAGCCATGAGTGGCCTCCTTAAGGTTTCTTGCCCAGCTCACGCGTCATGATTTCAACGACCCGGTCGATGCTGTCCTTGTTGCTGTGGGTCAGGCTCTCCAGCACCGTCAGCCGGTTGTCGATCACGCCGAGATGCGGCGAGCCGCGCACTTCGAGAGTCTTCACCCGCGCCTCGAGCTCGACCATGTAGGCCGTGATCGACAGGACCGCAGCGCCGATCGCGATGCCCTGCGCCACCAGAAAATAGACCAGCGCCTGGTTCTCGTGAAACCACGATCGCACGGTGGTCATCATGGGTACATCGCCTCGAGCGTATGCACGACCCAGATGCCGCCCACGAGGATCAGCGCGAAGCCGATGGCGATGACCCAGCCGCGCATCAGTATCTCCCGTAGACGGGATGCGGCAGCCCAGGCCCCATACCCAGCACGCCGGCAAGCCAGACCACGACAGCGATCATGCACAGCAGCCCGACAATCACCTTTCCCCATTTCATCACATTGGCGTCGATGGACCAGCCCATAAAGCTCTGGATCAGCCACACAATGCAGAAGGCGACAAACACGACGATCGCGATGTAGAGCAGCAAATACAAAAAGCTGATCAGGATGCTCATGCGGCCCTCCTCGTTACAGGCTCGTTGAGTAGTTCACATTTAGCGTATCCCCGTTCACCACCGCCTTGTCGCCGGTCGAGAATGTGCCGGCCGACCAAAGCGTGCCGTTGGTGTCGTCCTTGGTGGCGACCGCGCCGGTGCCGTAGCAGAGAAACGCGCCCTTGACGGTTCCGGTGCTGGTGATCGCAAACGACAGCGCCGCAGATAGCGCTTTCGATCCCGCCGTCGCTGCGGACCAAACCGCAGTCTTGCGGTTGCCGGTATATGTCGGCGCATTGGTGCCGCCAGCCTCGAGCCATCCCGAGTGCGACGCCATCGTGTCGCCGGCCGCAACCGCCGTATAAGACACCGACGAGATCAGGCCCATGAATGGCCCGGTTACGGTGTAGGCCGCCCCGGCGAGAAACGCGTCCAGTGCGAGATTCTTGCCTACGGTGGCCACCACATTGTCGATAGTCTCGCGCCATTTGATCTTGCCGTCAGCGCCGCGGCATTCGATCTCATAGCGGCCGTGTGCGTCGGCATGCTCGCCGAGGCCACTGCCACGAATTACGGACGCGTCATTGCATTCGCGCGCCTCGGCGCGTTCCTCGGTCATGGGTTTCACTCCATCAGCTCAGGATGATCTTTGGATCGAGATAATATGTCGTGCTCGCCTTCGCGGCGCGCACCCGCGCGTGCAGATAGCCCGCCATTCCCGGCTGCGGGGCCGACAGCACGGCCACTAGCTTGAAGGGCGACCAGCCTGCGCCCGAGCCGCCGCCGTTCCATGTCGATGAGTCCGATGCCACCGCCGCGTTGGCTGCCAACAGATTAGCCTTGGTTGTAGTGACGATCGTGCCCAGCGTCGTGGCCGACGAGCCCAGGTATTCCACCTCCAGCCAGATGTCATCGTTGTTCGGCAGCGCGCCCGCGTTGATGGTGCCGCACACCGTCACCGTGACATTGGCGCCCGTGGTCGGATTCCAAATCGCGTAGGGCTCGGCCTTGAACGGCCGCAGCCATTGCGAGTTCGCGGTGGTGACGATCTTGCGGGACTGCGCCTGCCCGGTCGGATCGGATGCACCACCGACTCGCGTGATCGAGGTCTCGGTGGTCTCGGTGCCTTCGTATTGATAACGGGCGGATTTGTAGGCAGTACCACTCGAATCGGAACGCACGAATTGGATAGTCTGTCCAGGAAACGGTACAGCTTGAACGGCTGTAGCAGCGTTTAGCTTGCAATCCTTGATGACCCAATTGCCCATTTGCTGACTGGCATTATAATTGTTCAGATTTCCAGTAATCTGGCTCAGATCAATAGCTTCAAGAATAATGTTAGCAAGCCGCCCTGCAGTAGCACTTCCAATAAGGTTATTTGGAACAGCCGAACCTGAAGCAAGTATCGGCCCGGTATTCTGCCAAATAAAAGTGCTAATACTAGGATCCAAATAATCTCCAACGGCACCGAAATATACGGTCGTGTTATTGAATATAACCGCACCGGCAGTCGTACCACCAATTGTACAGGCACCTGTACCCGTGCCAGCCTTCTTGAGCAAACAATTATCAAAATAAAAATAAGCGTTCGCAGGATTAAGAACGTATGGAGCAGAAACAGCACCGCTACTTGAAATAAATTGCAACCCGTAAAAATATACAGTTCCACTTGCTGGATTGATCGTGATCGCGAACGCTCCAGTGGTAGTAATCGTAGCAGTAGTCTTCAAATCACCACTGCCAGGCGGATATTTAGTATGATCAGCGCATAATATCTTACTCGTTGTTGTATGGTTGATTGTTGGTGTAATCGACATAGCCGACGCCTGCGACTCGGTATGATTATCGCCGACGTAGATCGTGTTGCCCGCCGCGAACCAGTTTAGGGTGGCGGCGTTGGGGAGGCGCGCGTGCGGGGCCTGACCGCCGGTGAAATTGCCCACAACACCCAGACACGTCCACGTCACCGTGCTGTCCGTCTGTGTCGTGCCAGCGGTGTTGTTCGCCCAAGCTGGCTCTGATGCGCCCGTGTTCCCGGCCGTCGAGCATATCCAGTAGCTCGCGCCGTTGTTGCGCTGGATGATCGCGCCAAGCGTGACGGCCGACGAAATCGCCTTTGCGGCTGCCCAGGTCGGCGTATTGGTCAGATCGCCGTTGATCGCGCTCGCACCCGTGCATTCTTGCCAAGTGACGGTATTGTCGGTGGTCTTGCCGCCGCGTGTGATGACCCACGTCGGCTCGGTTGTCGCGTGCGTGGTGCCGGCGACAATGCAAACGAACACCCGCTCGCTTCCTACCGCGGGAGCGGCATTCTGCCGTCGCAACGCACCAGCCGCTATGGTCGCGCCGGTCGCCCACTTCGTAACGGCATAGTGACCAGTTGTTGATTGATCGCCTGCGTTACAGTACCAAACGAGATCGTAGAATGCCAAGATTTCACCCTTCGATATAGATCACGGTCGGCTGCGGGGTCGACGGCATGATCGGCCCATCGAGCGCAAGCACACCTTCAAAGCGCACGCCAGCAATCACAGAGGCGTCGGGCGCATCGGCCGCGGTCGCCGCCTCCACCACCGCCGCGCTTACAACGCCGCCGGCCACTAGCGTCGCGTCTTGCGCGGAACCAGCGGCAACCGTTTCCGCCACCGCCGCGCTCATCTGTCGAGAAGCGAAGGCCGCGTCGGTCGCACTCGCTGCCTCGGCAACGACTACCCTGTAGACCAGCCCAGCGTTGATGGTCGAGACCGCGTTCGCCGCCTCGACCATGATCTGCCCAAGGAATGCGTCGACGTGGTCGCCCACCGATGCCGGGTCATCGACCAGCGTGGCAAACACGACATTGCCAGTGCCCGGCGCGTCCAGCGCTGCAGCGGCCTCGGCGATATCGACCAGGATTGCGGCCCGCCGTTGCAACTGGCTGACATTACAGACGAGCATTTGCTACCATGTCCTATCCCATGGACACCGTAATCGATGGAGGATCGAGGATTGCGGTCACCGAGGCAGTTACGGCCCCGCCGCTCGGCGCCGTCAAAAGGGCGGAAGCGGCTGTTTTATATACGATGTTTTCCTCGGTCGGCTGAAACCAGCTATTCGACAACTGGGCGGTCGCAAACACATTTTTATATCCGCGAACTTCCTTTGAAGGGTAAGCGGGATTGGTCTCGGGTAGTTCTAAATTAAGGGTAAAAGACACTATATTGGCGCCATTGAACGGCACCCATTCAATATGTGATCCGCTGTCTGCAGGAGGATCGTATGGGCCACGACGTCTGGATACGTAGTTTGCACCCGCTCCGACGCCCGTGACGAGTACACTATCTATTGCCATAGATAAGCTCTTTTCAGATATACCGCCGCCCTCGCTCGCGGATACGCTCTCCGAAGCAAGCAGATTGGAACGACTTGCGGTCACCGATAATCCAAGCGCCGATGCAGTACAGACCGCATCGCCGGTCATTCCAAGCTCGTCCACCGTTTCGGCACTGACCGACAGACCGATAGTCCAAGACAGCAGATAATTCCACTGCACATTATAGATGCGTGTAAGAATATCCTGAGAGTACGGACCGACCGGCATCAGATATCCGTGCGCAGGAACGGCAGCGTCACTGACAGTCCGGACGGCTCGGCGTTGTCGGACTGTATGACCCGGATGGCGTAAATATCGCCCTCGGCGAAATCCACTGTAGCGGGAATGTTGAACGCGCCGCGCTGTCCGCCGCCGGTGTCGATGTCGCCCGCGGCGGCGAACGTGATGGTCCCGATCTCGATCCGATTCTGTTGGATCGACAGAATGATGTCGGTGGCCCCTGTTCCATCATTGCCGACATCCAGATAGGCGTAGGCATGCCCACTCCCGCTAACCAATTGCATTGTCCGGCTGGCGACGGCTTGAAAGAGCACCTCGCCCACTGTGCGCTGAATGGTGCCGGGCACGAAGATCGCAGCATCGTAATTCACATCGTATAGCGGCATCCAAAACGAGTAGAGCGGATTGCCTGAGCCGTCTGTCGCATTCGGATCGAAAGCCGCCGGCAATGGCGGCGTTGTGTGACTGATGAGCACCTGGTACATGCCGAGGCCACGAACCGAGACCATCTGGCCAACCGTATAAGGCGTGCTGTTTGTCCACTGCCCCACATATGTGATGACGGCGACCGGCAGCGGAATGACTTGCGACGTTCCATCGGTGAAGTGGAACGTCATACTGTTGGCCGTATAGGTGACGGAATCGATGCGCTTGCCTTCGGCGAGCGCGGAATTCAAGTCGACGATGCGCTGATCAACATCGTAGAAATTGCCGTCGACCTGGGCCGCGCTGTTCGGTGTGCCGGTGCCGGCACCCCAGGCGCCGGTGGTGACGAAGACGATCGTCATGATCCCCCACCGTCGTCGGCTGTTGGATCAGTTGTTCTCTCGGCGTCGGTCTCTAACGTTTCAACATTATCAATTTTCGGTGGGCTCGCGTAGCTCTGTCTTATCGGATCACCTTCTTCTCTCTCCATTTGGACCTTTTTCAAGCGCTCAACATCGACAAAGTTCGACTTGTTGATGCCATTTTCGTCCTTCTGATAGACCCTTTCCTTGTTGAACTGTCGCTTGGTCTCCTTGTAGGGAGTTGATTTGGTGGTGCTCACGCTCCAACTGCGCGGAAGATCGAGCAGCTTGCCGCCCGATCCATTGATAACAGCAATGCCAGAATTGGGATTATCATCCGGCGCCAAAGCTCTTGCTGCGGGTGGCCGGATGTTGGGGAACACCACTGGCCGGACGACAACCTCGAGCCCCGCCATTACGTTGCCTCCAGGTTATAGCCGGTCGGAATATACAGATCTGTGACCTGCACTTGGTAATCGCTCGTAAACTGCCCCGACATGGCTTTGAGCTTGAAGGTCGCGCGGGTCTCACATTCTTTCATTGCGTTGCTGACCGCCGTGGCCCGCGCGGTAGGAATCTTCGCCATCTGTTCAATGTCTGCGCCGCTGATCGGCACCGAGGCAAATTCGCCGGCCTGAAACAAAATAGGCGCCTGCACCGAGGCCGGATTTTCCACGACGAGGCCGGTCCCCATTACATCCTCCGACACGAGATCGGAAAGGAACTCGATTCCGTCGTCGTTTGGATTCGAATTTGGCGGCTGATAACCAACCGAGGAATCGAAAAGGACTGTTCGGCCGGTGAACTGCTGATAGTCGGCGCCAGTATAGTCGACGCTGCAATAGGTCGGTTCGCCGCCGGCCGCGATAGCCGAGCCGCCGCGGCCGATTGCGCAGCCGATGCGAACCTCGCATTTGATCCGACCATCCGAGCCGTCCAATGCTAGCGAATATCCGATGATCTTGCCCAACGCCTCACCAACACGCGGTTCGACCAGAAAGGCGTTCTTGCGCAGCGTGATTTCCAGCATGCGCGACAGTTTGGGGACAAACGCGATTTCCACGACCCGTGCTCGTTGCAACAGATGCGCCCGCGCCAAGGCGATCAGATGCTCGAGGCTCCGATTGCCGCGCTCGGTCGCGATATAAGACCGACGCTGCGGATCGCCAATCGGCGCAGAGGTACCAATCATTTCGCTCAGGTTTACCGATTTGACGTCGTTGATGAGCAGCGCCTCGCCATCATCTGGATCGGTCAAGACGTGCTGCACATCGGCATAAAGAGAGAACGACACGATCTCGGTGCATTGCCGGTTCCCCGTGTATGCTGCCGATAGCGTGACCGCGGTATAGTTCAACGGCAAAAAGGCGGCTGTGGCCGAATAACTGCGACTAACTGAGCCTTTCTGGACGTCGATGACGTCGCTGGTCACCAGTTCGGGAAAGCTCAGACCAATCGGCGCATCCGTATAGCTTCGCGTCTCGCTAAATGTAGTGGTCATGCGCGAAGGGCCGAACCAGGAACTATCGGGAAATATCACCGTCAGGTTGCTGCCCGTGGTGATGCTCTTGACCTCGGTGCTAAATAGTGCGCTGGCCGTCGCGTCGGCAACGATCCAACCATCGCCTATGCTGGCCCCCGGCTTCGGCCAGTCATCGGCCGTCAAGGTGTACGAGGTGATATAGCGTTTATATCGGTCAGGCCAATTGTCGATCAGGTAGTCGGTCAGATCGACGCCGCCTTGCGCCTGCTGCGTCCAGGTATACTCGGCGCTCACATCGACGCGCGCCAGCGGCCCGCTGGTCAACGTGAGGCCGAGGCCGTCATAGAGCACCTTGCCGCCTTCACTGGCGCCGTCGAATTCGACGAGGCCGTCTTCGCCGGTGATCTCGTCCGATACGGTGAGGATGTGCGTCTCGCGGTCGTAGTGCCAGATCTTGCTGTAGCCCTCGAGCACGACTTCGGGATCGCTGCGCCGCGTCGGATCGATCACCACCTCGTCGTAATACGGCAGCACGCGCAGTGAATCCGCGAGCGCTGCCTTTTGGGCCACCAGATCGATCGGCCGCGCTACGAATTCAAGCGTCACCAGTTCCTCGAATATGCTGGTTGGAACGCCGACGAGCCGGCCGCGGAATCTGATCAGGTCCGACCCACAGTCGAGCGCGAACCACGC